AGGACGGGAAATCTCGATCTTGAACTGCCGAGCCTCAACCCACAAATCATGGGTGGTATTTTCAGTCAGTGTGTGCGACATGGAACTCTCTTCTGGGATGTAGTTCCTATTTAGTCGCCTTAATACATCATGAAGTTCGTACTCCACACCTTCCGGGCGTCGGAAACCATTGACGCCGTGATCCGACTAAAGGGTCGGCACAGTTACACGAAAGCGCAGATGGTCGCGTTACGTCGAGCGTTCGACGAGATGAATGGCAAGATCGTGCCTCGACCTGGGATGCAGTACAAGATCCCGATGCCGTTTGAGGTAACGGATGATTTCGGAAACGTGATTGACGTCACGCCACCGGAGCCGGAACCAGAGAACACCGATTCGGCGACACCAGGCGACGTCTGAGCGCCCGAAACTGGCGGTCTGATAGACTCTGTGCAGAAACAATTCGAGGGCCCTAGGGCCCTCGTTTACGAAGTCAATTGGAACTAGAACCAATGACCGAATGTCTGGACGAAGAACGGCAACCCGAAGAGCAAGCCGACCATAACGACCGCGAACAACACTCCCATCAGAACTTCACTGTTCTCGGTAGGTCGAAACAAACCAACGTTCCAGTCTCCGATTCCACGCCACTCGCTGTCGCCACGAGAGTACGAACTGACGTCAATCAAATCAGGAATCATCGTGAAGAACGATCGAAAGACGGCCCAAAACTTTTGCTGCTTCGTGTCTTTCCCATCATTCCACCAACGACGGATTGACCCATTGCCGGCGATCATGAGCGACCATCGATGCCAGCTGACAGATCGTGCTGCCAACCAACCGAACATTGTAACGATCTTCAGCAAGTAAAAGATCAAGCAAGCGGCTGTGCCAATGACCACCATGATGGCGAAGAGTTCCCAGTTCATGATTCACCTCGCAAGTTGACTTTGAAAGATCCAAGCCCATCGTGAAGAACAATGCCTTCACCGTGATTGGGTGCGCGTTCCGAGTCTGACGTCAACGCCTTGATCATGAGGCCGGCTCGTATGATGAGGTACTTCGTCTGGGCCAAGCAGCGCTCGCTTGGGCGCTCGTTCATGGCGGCTGCCGAGTCGTGTTCCGACAGGCTTTCGACGAGGTCGGTCAGCAGAGCACGAACCATCTGGTCCTTTGGGACAATTGAGTTACGCTCGGCGTGCGGGTAGTTGCATGGCTTGTTCATGATTCGCCTTTTGACATCCACATAGAGTTGAAACCGCGATTCCACTCGCACCACTTTCCGGAGAATTCAGGGTACGGGTTCTTGGATTGTTGTCGCGTATACGCTTCGCGACCTTCAGGGTTCTTGGATTGTTGTCGCGTATACGCTTCGCGACCTTCAGCGTACGGAGATTTCTTGTTCTGGCTCATGATCGTTGTCAAAAGAAAGGTTCACAACCTTCGCCATCACGATCTGCCATGCGCTCGAGCATTGCGTCTTCGTGAGACCAACCATCGCTGGCATACGCTTGTGAGCCGTAGCATAGGTGGCCCACACCTGGGCGAGCGGGAGTCCAGTGTGTCGCGTCCAGTTTGCGGCCGTTCTTAACTTGCCACTGCATATACGCCACGAATGTTTCGAGGCGAGCGAGAACTTCTGCCTCGAAATGACCGGTCATGGTCCGATCAAACTCCCAACGCGAACCATCAGGAGCTTCCGCGATGACGTATCCACAGAATCCGAAAATTGCGCCACGAGGATTGTCGTAGTCAGCGTTCTCGGGATTGTGTCCTACCACAACGACGTCGGTGCGGCAGAAGATTTGGGTGACTTGGTGGATTTGCATGATTGACATCTTATACATCCGCGGGATGATGTACACAGCCAATCTGTAACGACCAGCGAACTTCGTTACACTTTCGTCAGCCAGTGCGCGTTCCATTCATTCAGCGCTGCGATACCGAGAGTCTCTTGTGTCAAGTCAATCTCCAAGGTCACAAATGTAAGTGTGACCACAATTTTGGCAGTGGTATTGAACGAATCGCTCGCTCACGCTCCAATCAGTTTCTTGCGCGTCGTCGTGAATCCAGAGCTGCTTGAGCTCTACGACTTTGTCAGCGATGTCGATTGGCATCGGCGAATCTTTGGTACAGTGGTGAATCGTTACCTCTGGATCAAGATTCGGATACCGCTCGCGTTCGTTCATCATTGAAGTGCTCCGTCAAAACATCAAGCTCGATTGTAAGCTGCAGCTTTTCAGAAGCAATTGCGCTCAAGGTTGCGCGTTGAAGCTCATGTTGATTCCCGACGATGTATTTTGCTGGACGTTGGAGAAGCTCGGTGTACATGGCGCCAAGCACACGAATCCGATCTTTACAGAATTGGATTCGTTCGAGCGAAATGGGATTCATCTTTGTCGGCGCGGTGCAAGAACCATTTGGGGACGGTGGTGTTGGTCCACTTGGCGAACCGCGCTTTGCCACCCACGTAGTAATTTTGGTAAGAAAGGATCTCATCGTCTACCTTGTATTCGTCAGGCATCGCGAGAGCAAAGGGCGTCTGCTGACCGTGCGCAATGTGCTTGGGTGGTGTGAGAAAAAACTCACGCAGTTTTTCCGTTGCGTGAATTTTCTGATAGCGCTTTGTGTACTCACGCAGCACGCCTTCAAAGAGCTGAGCAAGCCAATGATAGTTCGCGTCAGTCTGGCGAGCCCAGATCGCGCAAGGGTGATTGTGGTGCGTGCTGTTGTAGCACTTGCGACCCTGTACCTCGACCGCACCAATATGTTCATGGAACAGTTCGTCATTCACTGTGCGCTCGAACAGATCGATGTTCACCGAGGCTGTTTCGCCTGGCAACACCCAAAAGGGTTTCGTACGCTTCACGGGTCCGAGTCGCCCCAAAGCCGCGTCAAAGACCTCATTGGTCCATGTGAAAATCCGGTATTCACCGTCCAGAACCCGATGCGCAGTGCTCAAGAGCTGTGCATACTCGATCACCATTTTCAAGATATGTTTATCGCAATGCATCTCCGCAGAAATATACGGATCATGATCAAGACAAAAGATATTCATTGGTGCTTACAGTTTGCAAAGTGATAGCGCTTTAGCGCTTGCTTACCTCCAATTTTACCACAGTGCGGGCAGATGGTCTGTTCTTGTTTGTAACCAGGTTGCCGCACAGGACTAAAAGCCGATATCATACCCTGAATCTGCTTGTGTCTATTCTCGGGAGCAACTCCAGCGGCAGATTTAACACCATGATCTTTTCGTTGCTCTTCAGAAGCATTGTCCCATCTAGCTTGTTGGGCGATTTTCTTCGTGACGCTTGGTTTCTCTTTGCATCCACGCTTTGCGGTGTTCGCATCTTTTGTCATTGCCGAGCGTTCTTCGTCAGTTAGCGTCGAGATATGTGCCTTAACCTTCTCACTAATCTTTCGCCGGGTTTGATCAGTGAAGAATCTGCCAGGTGCACCCTCACCACCATCGGTCATATTGTAGCCGAGCGCGTAGTCCTTAGATCTGTAATGGGCAATCCAAAAGCGCTCTCTTTCAGAGGCTAATTGGTCATCTACGTGCTCAATTTCAAACACGGAGAAAACATCCTCCCCATGTTTACGAATGGCCTGACACAGCCTTCGTTGAGAATCTGTGCTTGACTCTTTGAGATGTTCGGCGAATCGTTCATCGGCATTCTTTTCAGATTTGCCAATGTATACCTTGCCGTTCGCGTGATTATGGATTCGATAAATGACGTGCATGTGTTATTTAGCAAGCACGTCCTTAAGATGAATCAGCTCCGGACGACTACGTACCCAGTCTCGGCATTCGAGAACGTGACGGTCATGTTATTTGCGTCGACGAAGGATACATCGATAGGGAGAATTGGTTTTACCCCGCCAACAGTGTTCACGAAGAAGTCGCAGCTTGCATGGTAAGGCGATGGCAATCCGAGGTTGTGCGTCACTGTCCACGTTGTAGCGCCAGTGCTTTGGGTATGCCGATAAGACGTACCGAAGAATGAACTGTTCACGACCGCCCAGTCGTTGTTGTTCAGCGCCGTCGGTTTAATCTTCAACAAGCTGTTGATAGTGTCAAACCAAAGTTGACCTTGGAATGGTTTGTCAGGAGCCGATGGACCAGCAAATGATTGCGCTTGACGCAGCAAGTTCTGCATGATCACCTCGCCCCAACCAACGGACAATCGTCCGATGATCTCAACCGGTCGATCACTCTTGTCGGCCTGCTCAAGGACAACCAGATTAGATTCGCCTGTCACTGTCAACATGTACGTGCTGACGTGCGTCACGTACCCAGTTGTCAGTTCAGTGCCTGTGCCGGCAGCCATCGCTTCATTGACACGAATGATGGTATTCCCAGTTCCGCTATCGTATTCAGACGATGCTAAACCGTTCGAGCCCGGCGTTGTGTACACCGTGTAGCGACCTGCGTACTTGGTGTTTTCAACGATGTCAAATGTCGTGGCAACCAACAAAACTGTCCCAGCCGGGACGACTGGTGCGGCGGTTGCTGGATCGTTGTCGTAAGTGTAGAACGGATAACGTGTACCGTTCGCGTCAATCCACTCTTTACCGTGGAAAATTGACGTAAAGTCAAGACCAACCTCGATCTTTGCTGGGACCGCTGAGTTGTTGCTTGGTGTGATGTTTAGAATCTGGAGACGGCGCATAGGTTCGACCTTGTCAGTGCAGACCTATTTACAACTCAAGGCCGCACCTGGAAAATCACCTTGAAGGATATGAACGCGGAACCTTGAATCGGTTGTACAGCGACATCGTACGCAAGCTCATAGCTGTATACAGAGATGGCTGACATAACCGCATAGTCTGCGAACTTAAAGCAATCAAGAGCGTCTTCGATGAGCTGTTGCGCATCAGAGACGCTCTTCTTTGAATCATCGGTGTAGATGATCAGCGAGCTCAGCAGCGAAAGTACATCAACTGCAGGCGTTACCATTTCCATCAGATCTTTCGTCGATGGAACAGGATTCGCAGGAGGACGAGAGGTCAGTATAGGCATGCACCTATTTATGACCCGAACCCGAATTTAGTTCACTTGCAGGTACACCCAGTCACTTGAGTCATCCACCTTCATCATGATGTCTACACCAAATCCTGATGCAGTGACCCAGAAGTTTGAAATACCAACACCGCATAGAACACCACGCACAACATTTACTGCGTCTTCAACTCTGTTGAGGTAAGGCTTGGCGCGGGCAATAGCATCCATCACGGTGGTAATCTTGTCCCCTTGAGGTGCAGGGTTTGCTGTTGGGCGTGAGCTCAAATTCATTCAAATACCTTTGACAGCAGACCGACGTTGTCAGTATGCGTTGGTGGTGTCCAGCCTTCTGGCTTGATCAGGTCTGGCAGGCCAAGAGGGTTTGGACGACCTGGCTTGATGCCTGGTTCCTTCTCCATGTTCTTGCCGTGTACACGGTTCCAAGCCACGTACGAATTCACGTCGTAAGCATCCAGTGTACCGATGGCAACGACACAGAGATCGATCAGGGCGTCAACAGTATCGTCTGCTGCGTTCTCACCGCCTTCAGCGAAGGCCTTCTTCATCTCGTCCAGCTCTTCTTGCAGGAAGTTGATGCGGAACTCGAGGAACTTGCGCAGCTTTTCTTTGTCGAGGTTGCGAATCACGTCGTTCACACCGAACTTAGTGTGCATTGCGGCGATATCCGCGACCCATTGAGTTTGCAAAGTTTCGTTTGTCATTTTCTCTCCATTGAACTGACTCGGCTGAGTCATTGGAGAGTAGAGTAATTGTAGACTGAGTGCTGCAATTTGTCGTCCTCAAAGTAGGTTATCGCAGCATTCCGTGCCCTTGACCGTCAAGGTGCGCGTACATGTACCATTCAGGTGTCGGGCCTGGAGGATTGTGCTTGCTGTTGTACTCACGGCAGAACTTTTCAGCTTCTTCACGAGTAGGAAACTCCTTGACCTCGTCAACCTTCTGGCCCCAACCGCTTTCGCTCTCAATGATGAATACCTTGTGCATGGCTTATCCGTAGTAACTGTGGACTTCTTCCCAAGTATCTGACTTCATACCACAGCAGGTACAGACGTTCCAGTACGTTGTGCACGCACGGTCGTAGTAACTGCCACCGAAGTAGCGGTGCTCAGTCTTTATCTTGTCCTTTTGGATGAGTGCAAGTAGCTTGCAGTTCTTCAGTCAACGCCTTGATCTTGCTTATCAACACATCGCGAAGATCGAGAATCTTCTTTTCCTCTTTGGCGCGATCCAATGCTACCTGGATTTCTTCCAGTGATCGATCCTTTTTCTTACCCATCATTGATCCTTATACGCTTCCACCAAGCGCGATTCAAGCTCTGGCCTAACAGTAAGAACGTCAATGCACCATGGCATTGCTGGTTTACCAGTCTCACGATCAATCACCGCACGGCCTTCTGGGTACAAGGTGATTGCACCCAGCTCCTTAGCCTCATTGAAGGTGAATGATGTCAGATGCTTAATCAAACCGTCTTCAAGGAATACGATTTCGAAGACCGTGTTGTTTGCTCGATCGAACTTGTACTCATTGTGCGAGATGTAGACGTCGGCCGACGTCTTGTAACTTGTCTTCTTGATCTTCGTCAGGAACTTAACGTCACAGAACTCAACGTCGTGCACACCATCATGCGCAACGATGCGAGAGCCGTCGTAATCCAACCCTTGTGCTGGAACGCTGAACACCGTCGGGTGCGCCGCTTCCATTGCTTTCTTCCACTCACCGTCTACCCAGATCCCCCGGATGTTAGGTTGCAGGTGTTCGAAGCCAGCAGATGGCGGGAATGGTTTGAACGACCCAAAGAATCCGCTGTCCTCGACGTCGAAGCATGTGACTTGCTGCGCTGCTTCACATGCTACCTGGCGCAGATCATCTAAGAACATCAGTAGGTGTGGGCCACCTATTTGAGTCTCAGCATTGTAGATTCCGGCTTCATGCGCAGCTTTGGCGATCGCTTCAGCAAGAATGTCCCGTTGACGCGTCACCTCCTCTGCCCCACCAGCGATCTGCCACCATCCTCTGTACGGGATCTGGTCGTCTGTGTTGTCGCGCAGCCAGCGATCAGGGCTGCTCGGGCTTGCCATGCCATCCAGGCTGTATCGGTGTGTCCATCAAAATAGCCAAAGTCATCGAGCTTGAAGTCCTCGTTCTGCCAACCATACTTATCCATCATCGTGCGCTCAAACGCCTCGCGTTCACCCACTGGCGCGGCAGCCTCGACCATTTCCCCGGCGTCAGGCAAATGGTCGGCAGTCGACAGGGCGAGTGCTTCGATGCGATTCAGCAAGGCTTGCACTCGGTTGTGATACTGGAATTGCGCCATGTCGCCAGCAAACGCCATACGAACTGGCATCCGCAAAACAGCGATGTCCATGTCGGATAGCAACGCCTCGCGCAGCTTTTGGTTTTCAGTCATGTGTTGCTCCGGTTGGGGCTCGGCGGTTCCAGGCTGGGATCAGTTCAGCCATTGATGAAATGTCGCCTTGGGGTGATTGCTTGATCCTTTCGAGCACCTTGAAATAGCACTCCTCATCGTGCGCATAGGCCGCTGCGCTTTTGCCGCAAAAAGGGCACGGAAGGGGCTT